ACTGAAGCAAAGGCAAAGCGATGAATACATTGCCCTAGCCACAAAGCGCCTTGAAGAAGATTTCAACTTGGATCGCCAAGCTTTTGCCGCAATACTTTTGTCCCAGCTGAACGTCGTCCACAAGAAGGGCATGGAACAGTCCAACCTCCAAGCTGTGTTGGGCTGCATCAACACCGCTGCCAAGATCGCCAAGCTGTATGACTGATGGGTGTTCTGTCCACGATCCCAAGGGGCAACATCCTTCAACGGCTTGGTGCTGAGGACAGCCAGATTGATGTCGATCGGCTGCTGCAGCAGGTAAGGGCTGACCTACACCCTGGCCAGCTGGCCTTCGTTGAAGACGAACAGACCCAGATCATCGGGTTGTCTGCTGGCTACGGCGCTGGCAAGACCAGGGCACTGGCAGCCAAGACCCTGCACCTTGCCGCTGCCAATCAGGGTTTCATTGGCTGCGTGATGGAGCCGACTGGCCCATTGGTCAGGGACATTTGGCAAAACGACTTTGAGGGCTTCCTAGAGGCGTATGAGGTGCCCTACACCCACAGGGCATCACCACTCCCTGAGTACACACTGCACCTGCCTGGTGGTGACACGAAAATCCTGTGCCGCAGTTTTGAGAACTGGTCACGGATCATTGGCCTGAACTTGGCCTTTGTCCTTGCTGATGAGATTGACACGGTCAACCCCAGCGTTTGTTCAAGGGCGTTTCCCAAGATCCTTGGCCGTCTGCGCTCGGGCAATGTCAGGCAGTTCGCAGCAGCATCCACGCCTGAAGGCTTTCGCTGGATGTGGCAAACCTTTGGCACTGATGACGCCAAACAGCGTGATGATCGCAAGCTGATTAGGATGCGCTCGGCGGATAATCCACATCTGCCCCAAGACTTCATCGAACGGCTGCAGGCCAACTACGACCCATCACTCCTCCAGGCGTACCTGGAAGGTCAGTTCTGCAACCTCACAACAGGCCAGGTCTATGACCGCTTTGACCGGGCCAAACACGTCACAACAGAACACCCAGATATCAGCTCTGAGCCCTTACGGGTTGGCGTTGACTTCAATATTGGCAACATGTCAGCCGTCATCGGTGTCCGTCTTGGCAACCATCTATTGCTGATTGATGAAGTCAGCGGTGCCCATGACACCGACGCTTTGGGTCAAGAAATACGCAGACGATTTCCCAACAACCGCATATATATCTACCCTGACGCATCAGGCGGAGCACGATCTACTAACGCCAGCCAGACCGACATCCAGATCTTGGAAACCTATGGTTTCATCAACCAATCGCCTAGGTCAAATCCTCCCATCCGTGATCGGGTGGCTGCTGTGCAAGCTGTTCTGGAGAACGGGAAAGGTGAAGTCAGGCTGCAGGTAGTCAGCAGTTGCAAGCGGACTATTGAGTGCCTTGAGCTGCAGTCATATACAGAACGTGGTGAGCCAGACAAAGATGCTGGCTATGACCACATGAATGACGCCCTTGGTTATTTGGTTTGGCGTGAGTTCAATCCGCTGCATCAACGTGCTGGACGGGGCACAGGCATCAGGCTTTACTAAGCTGCAGGAACTGGGTGGTTTGCAGCTGTGTACTCGGGTCTTTCTGGTCGCCAACGTGTAGGCAACGTTACGCAGGTCAATGACCCGAATACTGCTTGGGTAAACATGGAGCCGCATTGGCTTCTGATTGAAACCCTGCTGCTGGGCACATATGGCATCAGGAAAAAACACCGGACATATTTGCCACAAGAACCAAGGGAACTGGATGAGGCATATGACAATCGCCTGTTGAGAAGTGTTCTGGCGCCGTTTTATGTGCGTTTGGAGCGCATGCTTGCGGGCATGTTGACGCGGAAGCCTGTGCGGCTGACAGACGTGTCAGACAACATCAGGGAGCAGCTGTTTGATGTTGACCTGCAGGGCAATGACCTGAATGTTTGGACGTATGAAACTGCTCGCAAGTGCGTCCGCTATGGCCACGTAGGTGTCCTTGTTGATGCCCCTGCTGCAGGTGCAAATGGCCGCCCGTATTGGGTGACATATACGCCCAGGGACATCCTCGGTTGGCGTGTGGAAAACGAAGATGGCCAACAACGGTTGACTCAGCTGCGGCTGATGGAACGTGTTGTTGTCCCTGATGGCTTGTATGGGGAAAAGGAAGTGCAGCAGGTGCGTGTCCTTACGCCTGGTGCGTTTGAGATCCACCAAAAGGATGCCAGGGGTGATTTTCGTGTTGTTGAGGAAGGCACCACCAGCCTGAGCGAAATCCCTTTTTCAGTTGCGTATTCCAACCGGACCAACGTGCTGGAGTCGAGCCCTCCATTGGCTGACATCGCAGAGCTGAACCTGAAGCAGTATCAAGTCCAGTCAGATCTGGACAACCAGCTGCACATTTCAGCTGTGCCGATGCTGGCTTTCTACGGTTTCCCACAGGCCGCTGAGGAAGTTTCTGCTGGCCCTGGCGAGGCCATTGCATTCCCTGCTGATGGCCGTGCTGAATACATTGAGCCGGGTGGTCGCAGCTACGAAGCCCAGTTCAAGCGGCTGGACCAGATTGCATCGCAGATCAATGAGCTTGGCCTTGCTGCTGTATTGGGGCAAAAGCTCAGCGCAGAAACAGCTGAGGCGAAAAAGATTGACCGCAGCCAAGGCGACAGCACGATGATGGTCATTGCTCAGCAGATGCAAGACCTGATCGATAACTGCCTGGACTTCCATGCCCAGTTCCTGCAGGAGCAGCAGGCAGGCAGCAGCTTTGTGAACCGTGACTTTCTTGCATCACGGCTGGAGCCGCAGGAGATCCAAGCTTTGCTGCAGCTGTACACCGCAGGCACCATCACTCAAAAGACATTGCTGGACCAGCTTGAGGCTGGCGAAGTGCTGGGTGATGACTTTGACGTTGAGGAAGAGGTTGAAGCCACGCAGAACGGTGGATTGGTTGACCCTGTTGAGCCACGCCAACCTGCTGCCGAAACCATGCCTGAGGGGCAAGCTGAGGCTGACGATGAGCAGATGCCTGAGTGATGGGTTGGTTGAACCGCAGCAAAAAAAGCCCTGACGAGCCATCACGTCAGCAGCTTTTGCATTACGTCCAAGCGGAGCTGATGGGGAACTCTTTTGCGGTGATACGGACCACTTGGTATTCCGGTGGTGCCGTTTGTGCCGTCACTGAATGCACGATTGAAAAAACTGATGACCTGGCATTGATGGAGTTCACGGGCATCGTTGGTGATGCCCTGCGTGCAGGCTCAGACGTGTCAATCATCTGTGTTGATTCCTCAGAGGCTGTTGGTCTCAAAAAGACATGAGCGCCCCAGCAGCTGTCTACCGCAATGCCATTGACCTGAACCGTTACAGCAACGGTGTCGCCAGGCGGATCATCCGTTCGTACAACGACGTGATCTTGGATGCTGTTGAACAGCTGCGGGCGATTGAAGAAGAGATTCTGTTGACGGGTGAAGTGCGGCAGCCGTTGCGTCGGGCAAGGCTTCGCACGTTATTGCTTCAGCTCAGGGAGTCATTGGCCACTTGGTCTGGCAGCAGTGCAGCATTGATGGCGGAGGAGCTGCAGGGTTTAGCTGTGCTGCAATCTGGTTTCGCCGTTGAGCAGCTGCGGGAAGTTTTACCTGAAGGGACCAACCGTGTTGTTCGTACTGTTGAGATCAGCCCAAGTTTTGCCCAGGCGGTTGTCACGTCAGACCCCACGTCGATTGGCATCGTTGACCTGAGCGACAGGCTTGAAAGGCTGGCCCCAGACACGGTTACTTTCCAGCTCACAGCTGGTCAGCAGCTGACGCTTCCCAATGGTTCAGTCGTGCGCCAAGCGTTTGACCGCATGTCCACTAGGCAAGCCGAAGTATTCAGCCAGGTGCTGCGTGTTGGGGTGCTGGAAGGTAAGTCTGTCGGCAGCATTGTCAGCCAGCTGAAAGGCAGGTTGCGCCGGGAACAGGCAGGCACTGTTGACAGCATCATTGCTTCTGGCGGCCAGGTGACGGCCATGCCCAACAATCAGATCCGCGCCATTGTCCGCACCAGCGTCAATCAGGTTGTTGATGCCGCTGAGGAGCTGGTGGCCCTGCAGAACCCAGATATCACCAAGAAATACAGATACACCGCTTTGCTCGACAGCAAAACGACGCCAATCTGCAGGGCATTGGACGGCAAGGTGTACGAATGGGGCAAAGGCCCCAAGCCGCCACAACACTTCGGCTGCAGGTCACGCCGTGTTTCCCTGACCACCGGCTTTGCAGCCAGAACCCTTGAGCTGCGTGAGCCCTATGGCGTTTGGTTTGACCAGCAGACAGACCTAGTCAAAGAGGATGTTCTTGGTGCCAAGCGCATCCCGTATTACAACTTCCTTGTCAAGAAGTACGGCAAGGAAGACGCTATTCGCAAGTTTGTTGACAGGGACGGTGCAGAGCTAACTTTGAAGCAACTAGCCGACCGCTATCCCAATGCACAGTAAGTACCAGTTCACAGTGCAGGGCGAAACAGCTGCTCCTGCCCGCAAACCCGCTGCCAAGAAAAAGCCTGCTAAAAAAGAGGTGTCATCTGCTGAAGACTGATGCCCCGTTACAGCGGTCCCAAAAAGCCCCAATCAACGATGGGCAAGAAAAAGCCTAAGAAAAAGAAGAAGTGATGGCAGCCAAGCGTCGCCCACCAAAGGACAAGAAGACGGGCCTGCCTAAGGCGTATCTTGCTGGTGCCAAAAACAAGGCGGCCAAGGCCAGCGAAATCAAGCGCACTGCTGCCCTTTACAAGGCTGGCAAAAACATCGACATTGCAGCTGTCTCCAAATCAAGGACTGAGCAAGGTGGCAAGACCAAAAGCAAAACCACTAAGCGACGCCGTAAAGGCAACGCTAAGAAAAAAGGCTGAGGGTACCCGTTTCACCTACGGGCAGCTTGCTGCTGTGTATCGCCGTGGCCAGGGCGCATACTTGTCCAGTGGTTCCAGGAATGTCCCTATGGCTGCCTGGGCAATGGGCCGGGTGAACAGCTTTGTTTCTGGCAAAGGTGGTGCAAGGAAGGCTGATGCTGACTTGCTGAAAAAACGCAAGAAAAAGTGATGGCAATCAAGCGCGGTGGCCACACTTTTCAGGGCTACGACAAACCCATCCGCACTCCAAACCACCCAAGCGGCAAGTCACACGCTGTTGTCATCAAGGATGGCGGCAAGGATCGGCTGATCAGGTTTGGGGCACAAGGCGCACAAACGAAGCCACCTCGTAAGGGTGAATCTGCTGCTGACAAAGCAAAACGGGCATCATTCAAAGCACGTCACGCAAAAAACATCGCCAAAGGAAAAACATCTGCTGCTTATTGGGCGAACAAAGTAAAGTGGAGCTGAAAACAACCTTATGGGTTATTCATGGCTGAAGAACAAGTGCAGGAGTCTATGGCTCCTGAAACAACATCTTCAAACGAAGTTGATGCACTGAAAGCAGAGCGTGAAGCACTGCTGAAAAAAAATTACGAACTGATCGGCAAGCTCAAAAACGCAAAGACTGTTCCTGATGGCGTTGATGTTCAGGAGCTACTGGACTTCAAAGCTGCGGCGGAACAGGCAGATCTGGAAAAGCAGGGCAAGTACACCGAAGCCAGACAGGCTTTGGAGCAGCAGTTCCGTGAGGCGGCGGAGGAAAAGGACAAGCGCATTGCTGAGCTAGAAGCCCGTGTGCGTGAGCTTGAAATCCTCAGCCCTGCTGCCACTGCTTTGCGTGATGTGGTGCATGACCCTGACATGATCCTGAACACCCAAGTGGTGAAGGACCAGATCCAGCGTGATGCTGATGGGACCGTTGTTGTGGTCAACGGCTATGAGCGCACACCGATTGCAGATTGGGCCAAGTCATTGCCTGCATGGATGCAAAAGCAGCCAAAGCCACAGGGCAGTGGAGCACCTGCTGGCCGCAGCACTGGCGGCGATATTCCCCCAGGCACAAACAATCCATTCGCAAAAGACAGTTTCAACCTCACAGAACAATCCAGGTTGTTCAGAACAGATCGGGACATGTATGAAAGGTTGAAAGCTGCAGCTGAGCGTTAATATGACCGGAAGGGCGGAAGGTTATGCCGACTGGCCATAGGGTTATGCCCGCACCGTAAAACCATTCACTGAGGATTTGTCATGGCGACTCTTCGCTCTGACATCATCATCCCTGAGGTATTTACGCCGTATGTCATCGAGCAAACCACCCAGCGTGATGCCTTCTTGGCTTCCGGTGTGGTGCAGCCGATGGCTGAGCTGAATGCCGCTGAGGATGGTGGTGACTTCATTCAAGTGCCTTTCTATAAGGCCAACCTGTCGGGCGATTTTGAGCGTCTGACGGATTCCAGCTCCCTGACCCCTGGCAAGATCACCGCAGACAAGCAGGTTGCTGCTGTTCTGCACCGTGGTCGTGCATTTGAGTCACGGGATTTGGCTGCACTGGCTGCAGGCTCTGATCCGATGGCTGCCATTGGTTCCAAGATTGCTGACTACATCGCTAACCAGCGCCAGAAAGACCTTCTGTCCTGCTTGGCTGGTGTGTTCGGCGCTGTGGATGACAACAGCTCAGCCTGTTACTCAGCACTGACTGTTGACGGTGGCACTGGTGACACACCAACAGTTCTCAGCCCACGTCAAATCGTGGAAGGCAAATCAATCCTGGGTGACCAGGGTGAAAAGCTGACCGCGATTGCAATGCACCCCAAGGTCTATTACGACCTGATGGAGCGTCGTGCGATCGACATGATCTACGACAACACTGGTGCTCCTGACACCGCTGCTGCTCAAGGTTCTACTGCTCCTGCTTTTGGCAGCGTGCAAGTTCCGACCTTCATGGGCCTGCGTGTGATCGTTTCTGCTGATCTGCAGACTGCTGGCTCCGGTTCTTCCACCGAGTACGCCACCTACCTGTTTACCCAAGGTGCAATCGCATCTGGCGAACAGCTGGGTCTTCAGACTGAAACTGATCGTGACATCCTTGCCAAGAGCGATGCGATGTCAATTGATCTGCACTATGTGTACCACCCTGTTGGTTCCAAGTTCTCCTCTTCTGTTTCCAACCCCACGCGGGCACAACTGGAAACCGTGGGTAACTGGACCAAGGTGTACGAGACCAACAACATTGGCATCGTGCGGATTACCAACACCAGCAACCTTGACTGAGGGTAATCACCATGGCATCCATTTTTGAAGCAACGGCTGGCAACCTTGTCGGCCCCGCAACTGGCGGTACTGTCACTCAGGCCACCAGCAAGGCCACTGCTGTGACTCTCAACGCTGAGTCCGGCCAGATCACCCTTGACGATGCTGCACTTGCAGCAGCCGCTGAGGTTTCTTTCACCGTCAACAACGACAAGATCGCCGCCACTGATGTGGTGATTTGCAACCACGCTTCCGCTGGAACTGCTGGTTCTTACCTTGTGCAGGCGAACTCGATTGCTGCTGGATCTTTCAAGATCACTGTGGCAAACCTTTCGACTGGTTCACTTGGTGAGGCAATCGTTGTCAACTTCGTGGCTCTGAAGGGCGCTAGCTCCTGATGGGTTTGTTCGCTTTCAGGCGAATGAAGGAGCGTGAGGCTGCTGCTCAGGCGGCGGCCTCTGCCCCTACACAAGCCAAACGCAAGACTTCTACTGTGACGCCCGATGGCAGTAACAATCGACGCAACAGCGGGCGGCG